GAGTAGTACAATACTGTACATTGATTCAGATACTTTACTCTTAGTGGAAAAGGCAGCAACCCGTATCATTATTGCTGCCTTGTCCTACAACTGTTTACTCTAGACTATTTCAAATTAAGAGCGTTAAAGCAGTGTTTACAGTAGTAATATGTTTTTAACAAAGGTTGTTCATAAACCATATGCTTCATAATCTTACCACTGTGGATTTTACCGTCGCATCTTCTACAATTCATTTTAACACCGGTAGATTTCTTTCGTCCCCTTGTGTTCCTTTAGGTTGATCGCATCCCCAACACTGGTCATATTGTATATGATTTTGTTTTCCACATACTAAACAGTTCCACATATCAGTATATTTCTTCAAATATTCCGATAAAGCCATTCTCACTATGTGAGATGCTGGTTTACTTCCTTGCTGCGCTAATTTATCTATCAAATCAGATTGTTTTGATTCAATAGTAAACGAACGTGCTACTATTCCAAGTCGTCTTCGTCCCATATCAATAATCCCAACAGATATGGCTATATAATCTTATTATTAACTTATAATAAGAAAAAGAATAACCTAATAAAATAATATTTTATGGAATTATCTCATCATCAGTTAAAGAATAATAATAAGATAATAAGTATTTTGAGCATAAACTAGAAGTTGTCAACCTTAAGTAGGTAACTTTAGGTTGTATAGTATGGCAAAGACCGACACGTTCTTTCTAAGAACTTCATTCAATACCTCAGGAACTGACTATGTTTCTGACAATATAGACATATCAGCATACACAGACCCAGCCCGTGGACGTGTTTTAGTTGTTGACAAAGCATTTATTTCATTTTCTACTGATGCAGGTGGACCTATTCTAGGCCCAGATATTGACGCAGTAATAGGTGGAAGGTCACTTGGAGCGCAAGCTTGCAGTGAAAAACAGACCGCTTTAGTCTCTATGTCAGACAATTCATTGTTTATGAGATCTAACTTATACGCTTCTAATACCGTAAATGACGCAGGTGGAGTAGGCACAATCGGTATGTTAGAGGAAACAAGTGCACTAAATCCCGCTGAATACATGGGCGGTTTCATTATACCAACCGATGCAATTCACTGTGGAGTCGATGCAACAGTTGCTTGGACTGCTGAACTTAAGATTGGATTTATGTTTGAAGTGCATACAGAAAAACTAAGTCTACAAAGAATACAAGAATTATTGGTAAGTCTCACCGCTAATTAATGGCTCTAAGTAGGGAAGACTTAATTGACATTGGTATGTTGATTAAGGATGCAGTAGCAATAATCAGTAGCACCACACCAGCTGGTGCCGCTGCTCGCACTGCTTATGCAGTCCTAAAAAGAACACCTAAAGGTAGAGCAATTATAAATGAACTGGAAAGCAGGGGCTTAGATGCTTTTGGAGTTGTCCAAGCTATTCATGCGGAATTTGCTTTAGAGGACCCATTAGATACTTTAGTAGAAGAAATGCGAGGAACAAAAGTAGCAGCTATGCCATTTAGGCCAAGACCATTAAATCGTTTACCGGCTAATTTTAATATATCAAGCCCAAAAATACCAAAAAGAAAACCTAATAAATTTGCAAAAGCGGTAAAAGTAGGAATGAAAGCGGCAAAGGATAGCACAAGTTATGGGGGAAAAGGGGTAATTAACAATGCTAAGAAGGTATTTACCACAGTAACTAAAACAGCAAGTAAGATCAACAAAGGCGCTAAGGTAGCTAAAAAAGGCGTTTTACGCAAAATAGGTTTAGCAGTTAAGAAGGTATTAAAATGAGAAAAACATTCGTAATGAGAGGACAGACAGCATCAGGTGAAACTGAAGTATTGAACTTTGGTAAGTATAAACAAGGTTATGCATATAAAATGACAGAGTTTCAATTGTATCCTAGTAATAGTATTGGTACAAGTACTAGTGAATTAGTAGCTTCCATTACAGCTGGCAAAACTGCAGTAACTCCAACAGATCCGAATTTTAATAATGAGGGCTTAATTGCTACTGCACAATATAGAGATAATGAAAACGTTGCACATCAAAATGTACCAAGTAGTAGTGTGATTAATGATACATTCTTAATTACACAAAATTTAATTCTTATGGTTCAGGACACTGGCGGTTATAACAATCCTACTAACTGGCAATGTCGTTTCGAATCAGTTAAAATGACAGGACCAGAAGAAGCTACCGTTAATTACAAACAATTCGCAATTAGTGATGAGTAGTACAATACTGTACATTGATTCAGATACTTTACTCTTAGTGGAAAAGGCAGCAACCCGTATCATTATTGCTGCCTTGTCCTACAACTGTTTACT